TGCCCCCGCCGTAGGCTTGGCCACCCGACATGCCGCCGCCGATCGCCGTGAGCAGCATGGGGATGCTGCTGAACAGCCCGTCGCCGCCGTTGCTGGCGACCGGCGCACCCGCCTGGCCGCCGCCGGCCTGGTCGATCTGCGCGGTTGTGGTGGTGGTCGGATCGTAGTCCATGTCAGTTGCCCACGTTGACGGTAACGACGATGCCCGTCAGGCCAAGGGGCAGTGGCTGGCTCTGCCGGATCCAGATTTGCCCGACTGCCTCCCACTCGCCGAGGATCGACAGGCGCAGCGGCCCGTTCTGCGGCTGCGGCGCTTGGTCCATTGTCGGCGTCGGCCACAGCAGGGGCAGCAGGTCGGCCTCGGTCTGCCCGTAGCTGCCGCCGATGGTGTTGTAGAAGATGGGGGTGATCTCCATGACGCGCGCCTGCTTGGCGGCGATCGACGCGCCGGCCGCGTTCTCGATCGGCAGCGTCTGGATGTCGCAGGTGACCGGCAGGCCGAGGCTCACCACCAGGTACGGCGTGGTGGTGGTGAAGGTCGTCCCGGTGAGCAGTGCCGGCGGCACGACGAATCCATCGCCGTTACCCGTGATGGTCTGCCCGGTCAGAGGGTTGCTCGCGGGGAAGGTGAAGCTCGTCACTGCCAGGCCCCACGCGGTGAACCCGGTCACGTTCTGCGCCCATGCCGGAACCGTGCGCTGCGGCATGGCGTGCACCACCGTGCTGCTCACCACCTGGTTCACGGTGAAGTTCACTTGATCGACGAGCGCGCCGGTGATCGGATTGAGCTGCTGGAGCACCACCACCTGCCCGATGCCGAAGCCACCAGGGAAGGTGGCGCCACCGCTCAAGGTCAGCGCGATGTTGTCCGTCTTGGTCCATCCGCCGGTCAGGCTCGCGTTGGCCAGCATGTACGACAGATTGGTGTTGCGCCCATCGTAGAAGTAGCTGGCGTCCGTGAAGATCGCGCCCGTCGTCTCGTTGGAGAACTCACGATTGGCGAAGCGCTCAATCCAATATTGATTGGTCCACACGCCGCCGATGAGCACGGGGCGATTGACGCAGACGTAGACCGCATCCACCGCGCCCTCGTGCACGCTGCACACGCTGACGAAGTAGCCGCCCACCGTGTCGTGGTGCGCCCATCCGTAGATGCCCTCCTCTCTGATGTAGGTCATGCTCAGAAGCGCGCCGCTGCCCATCGCCACCCATACGATGGAATCGAACACCTGCTGCCATGCCATCTGCGCGATAGTGTCCGAGGTGAAAAGCTGCGGGCTGTAGACGGTGTCATCCTTGCCGGTGTAGGCGAAGCTCTGCACCTCATAGCGCAGGTCGCGCAGCACGTTGCCGCGCGCCTGCACAAAGATGTCGGTATTCCCGATCTGCACCGGTGTCAGGAGCTGGCTGCCGGCGTACCCTTGCTGCACGATGTTGATGCCGGTTGGCGTGAGCGCGCCGAATGCATTGCCGTTGGCCACGTATTCGCCGTGCGACGTGTGGATGACCAGCTTGCCGATGTCGACGAACGCCTGGATCGCCTGGCGCGTGCGGCCGGCGAGCGTCGCCTGGATGGCGTCATTGTCCTGCACCGGAGTGCTGACGGTGAACTGGAGCAGCGGACCGATGCGCGATTTCCAGAAGGTCTGCGGGTTGTTGATGGTGTTTCCGAACAGCACCGCGCCCTGGTAGGCGCCGACGCACGCGGGATAATCGCTGGTCGACTGGAACAGCGGGATCTGCGCCGGTGGCTGTATCGCCGTATCCGGCACGATATTGGCATCGCCAAGCGCACCGATTCCGCTGCCGGGTGTGCTGATGATTTGCCCGATGAATCCGAAGGTTCCATACGAGGTGCCGGAGATTGATGCCGCGCGATAAACGTTGAACGTGCTGACATTCGGCGGCGAGGTCTGTGCAGCGCTGAGAGCAACGTTGATCGGATTAGTCGCCAGATCCTGCGCGCCGGTGGCCAGCACCACCGTGCTCGGCAGGCTCTCCATGCCGGTTGCCGGGTCGATATATGTCAGCACATAGGCGTAGTCGAATGAGCCGCCGCCGGTCCATGTCAGCGTTGGAATGATGCACGCGACGTTGGCGCCGGTTGCTGCCTGCACCACGGTGTTCACGGTCCACAGCGTGTTGGAGAAAAAGTTGATGCAGAACGGGAACGCGCTCTGGTGCGTGACGATCATCACATCGTTCTGCTGCACGCACTGGAGCTGGAAGACATTGGTCCCGCTGATGCCGGGCTTCGTGCTCGCGCCAAGCGGGAAGCTCAGCTTGCTGCCGTTGAGCGGGAACCAGACGCTGGGGGAAATCGTAGGGGTTGCCCCCGTGCTCGACACCCATGCCCAGTAATAGACGCCGCCGAAGGTGACGATCTGCCCCGGCGTGTAGGCGGTCCCCGCATTGTAGGCGGTCGCTACTCCGCTGATGTCGATCTGCGCTCCATCCAGCCAAGGCGTGCACGATCCGTCCGCGCTGAACTCCAGCATGAATCCGTTGCTCGCGTTGATCGCGAACGGCTCCATGCGCGACGGCTGCGTGATGGTGTGGGTTGCACCGCATGTGGTAGTGCCAGCGCGATTCTGCACGCCAGAGAATCTGGTGATGTAGGAATTGCGCATGAGCGCGACGCCGCCCGCGTATTGCTTGCTGTCGGTGCGGCCCCACAGCTGCGGACCAATTTCACCACCATAGAAACCGTTTTGCCGGAGATCGACCACGGATCACCCGATGTAGCGGCGGCGCACGGCCTCCGCGTTCCAATCGACCAGAGGACCGTCATCCTGGCTCTCGTTCTTCGCCAGGGCGCGCGAGGTGGCGATTTCCTTTTCATATGCCTTGTGCGCTTTGTCGGCGAATGCTTCGCTGCGCGCCAACGGCATCGCCAGCTCCTCGGCGAGGCGCCAGGCGAGCGCCGAGCAGAACGGCAAGCTGAACAGCAGGCTGTTGGTGATTCCCTGCGTGAACTTCGCCGTCGCGTTCGCCAGGTCGGTGAGGATGATGATGCCGCTCGCGTCGCTCGAGAGTTCCCACGGCCAGGGGTAGCCATCTCCGTCCTCGCGCCGCCACGGCTGGGAAAAGCTGCTCTGCGAGGTGATGGGCGTGATCGGGATGCCGGTGGTGCCGCTGTTGCTTGGCGTGCACATCAGGCGCCGCAGGAAGATGCAATTCGACGGGTAGCGGTAGCTGTACCCCCACTCCGGGTTGGGGCGCTGGCCCACGGGATTGAGCTGGACGAGCTGCGCGTAGGCGCTCGCGAAGTCCCATGGGAAGTCGGTGAGCACCGCGTCGCGCATCTGCGGGTAGAGGTTCGCCGACAGGATGCCAGCCGGCGTCTGGTCGGGCACCGGCGAGATCGCCACCACGCGCTGGGCCACGCCGATGCGGCCGAGCGCGAGGTTGACGATGGCGACATCGGAGAGCGGACTGGCCATGTGCGGACTCCCTGCGGGAGCACCCCGCTAGTGGCTCAGAGCTGGCGCGTGTGCTGCTGGAAGGTGCCGTCGGGCCGCTGCTGCGGATTCGGCGACGCGCGCTGGCTGATCGTGGTCATCGGGACATCGGCCGGCGGCGCCCCGGCTCGCGCGTCGATCTCCTCCATGGCGTCCGGGTTCCAGCTCTCGGCCGTCCACAGGGTGAACTCCTCGCCCGGGATCTTCTGGCCGGTCGCCTTGTCCCATGTGGCGCCCACCACCAGGACGTGGGGCGATTCCGGCAGCGGGCCGCTCGGGTAGAACAGGGTCTGCGTGGCGCGCACGCGGCGCGGCTGGAACGGCTTGGGCTTCGGCTTGGGCTCGTAGTGCCCATTGACGAAGACCGTCTCGCCGTCCTTCTCCACCCAGCCGCCCGCCACCCACACGTCGTCCGGGTTGGCCTTGACCGGCTTGGGCGGCGGCGGGGTCACCTCCTGCTCCTCCACCCACACGTCCTTGCCCTCGGCATCCTTCTCCCAGTGCGCCGGGATGGTGACGGGGCCTCCGGCCTTGGACTTGGCAGGAGCGGAAGGTGCGGCGGTCGACATGGAGATGCCCTTTCAGAGCACGGTGGTGGGTGGAGAGGAGCCGACCCGGCATCAGCCGGGGTTGGCGTAGCCGGCCGGGTAGGCGCGGATGTCCTGCACGGCGTCGTTGAGCAGCCAGGCGTTCCAGGTGCCGGCGGTGAGCGCGGCGGTCCCGATGACGAACGCCAGCTTGAGGTAGCGGATCAGGAACCCGCGCGGGTACTTGATCTTCTGCTCGTAGCCGGCCACCAGCGTCGCCAGCGCGATCGCGCCCTGGTCGATGATGGTGAAGTTGTTGCTCGCGAAGGTCGGGTCGGTCGCGTTGCCGATGAGCTGGAAGTCGACGGTCGCCGACCCGCCGGAGGTCGCGGTGACCGTCTGCTGCAGGTAGAAGATCACGTCATTGCCCATGCCCAGGTCGACCACGGCCTCGAGGTCGACCACCGGGCCGGGGGTCGTGGTGCCCGTGGAGGTCGGGGCATAGGCGGTGGCCAGCTGCGTCTGGATGTCGAGAATCATGGCGTGGTCCTTGGGCGGATGGTGGGGATGGTCAGTCCGTGGCTCAGACCACGCGGGCTTCGGTGTTCAGCAGCTGGTCGCTGTTGCGGATGGGGATGCCGTTGAAGGTCAGCACCTTGTAGCCGCCGTAGTCCTGCAGAGTGAGCTGGTTGCTCACCTTGTTCAGCGCCTGGATGTGCAGGTACTGCCGCACGGTGCGGTTGGCGTAGAACACCGGGCGGCCGGGGATCGCGAAGCTGGTCAGCGGGTTGCCAGTGGTGGACGCGGGCAGCGAGATCGACGGCAGGCGGTAGGTCGCCTTAACCATCAGCTTGATGAGATCGGCCGCGCCGGTCTCGGCCGCCAGGTTGTTCACGTCGATGTTGGCGACGCGCACGCACCAGCGCCAGTCCTTGAGGCTGATGCCGCAGTCCCAGGTGTAGCGATCGCGGTAGACGCGCAGCGCCTGCCCCGGGCCGTAGCCGGCGGTCACGGTCGCCTCGGTCTCGCCGACGTTCATGTGCTGGATGCCCGCCGCGCTCCCGGTCGGGAAGATGCCGGTGAGCGCCATGTCGCCGTGGGTGAGCAGCCACAGCGAGGTGTTCGCCGAGCCGGTGCCCCCCGCGTCGAGCACGTTCTGCGCGTTGCTGGCGGTCGCCGAGTTCACCGTGCTGTAGCGCGGGGCCATGCCGGAGAACTGGGTGGCGTTGAGGGTGTTGTTGCCGTACCAGAAGAAGTTGGAGAAGGTCTGGCTCATGGACTCCATGAACAGGCGCATCTGGCGGTAGCGGTAGAGGCCGGCGTCCCCCGAGAGGTTGGCGAGCTTCACATCCACATCGCTCACGCCCTCGAGCAGCGCCATCGCGTCATCGAACTGCTCGAACCGGGGCGAGCTCATGGAGACCGCCTGGCCGAGCTGGCGGCTGTAGACCGTCGGCAGCGCGACGTTGACCGAGGTGCGGTTGCCGAGCGGCATGTTGCCCTGCTCCCACAGCATGTCGGTGATGATCTCGTTGCTCTGGCTGAGCAGCTCGACCACGGGCACGACGCGCCCGGCGAGGTTGGTGCCCTTGGCCCAGTTGATGAGCGTGTCGACGGTATTGGCGATGACGGTCATGGGAGACTCCTAGGTCAGGGCTTGATCAGCTGGGGGTAGTGCTCGGGGAAGGCGCGGACGTGGGGCGGCAGCTCGGCGACGCTGGTGCCGCCGGGCGTGGAATGGCTGGGCGGCGCGTCCTCGCGCAGGCTCAGGCCGGCGCGCGCCAGCCCACGCAGGAGGCCGGGGTGGCTGCCGAAGGGGGTCTTCATCAGCGCGTCGACGAAGGGCGCATCGAAGTAGGTGCGCAGCGCGCGCTGGGCGTTCTGCAGCGTCGCCTTGAGGTGCTCGCCGCCGAAGTCCTTGTCGGCCTTCATCTGGTCGGCGAGGCTGTTGAACAGGCCGGCGTACTCGGCCTTCTGGCTGGCGCTCACGGCGTCGCGGGCCGCCACGGCGCGCTTGTCCTCGCGCGCGAGCAGCGCGGTCGCCTGCTTCTCGTTGAGCCCCAGCTCGGTGGCTGCGGTCTGGATCTCGGCCAGGTCCGTCGCGCTGAGCGCCGACTTCTCGGGGAGCGCCAGCTTGTAGGTGGGCGCGGCCGGCGCATCGGCCGGCTTGTCGCCGGGCTTCGCGGCGGCGTCGCCCGGCTTGGGCGCGTCCGCCGGCTTCTCGCCGGGCTTCGGGTCGCCGGCGAGCAGGCTGCGCGGCTCCGGGGCACTCTCGCCGGGCTTCGGCGCGGCGGCGGCGGCGGCGGGCGCCGGCGCTGCGGGAGGCGCGGCAGGCGCCTGGCTCGCGGGAGCCGGGGCGGCGGGCGCTGGGGCCGGAGCAGGGGCGGGCGCGGCGGCTGCCGGCGCGGGGGCGCCAGGCTTGCCGAACATCGCGTCGAGAACCGGCGCACCGGGAACCGCGCCGGGCGAAGCCGGGGCGGGCGTGGGGGCGGCGGCGGGTGCGTCTGCTACGGCGGTGGACATGATGGGCTCCAGTGTGGATGGGGTTGGTAGGGAGGTCAATGGGAAAGTGGGTATTTTTTGAGCAAGTGCTCAATCCTTGCGCGACTGTGCCTCGCGCTCGGCTTTGGCCTTCTCGAGCACCGCCTGCTGCTGGCGCACACGGGCGATGTCGAGCAGCATGGACGGCCACGCGGTGGGGTCGGCGGCGTCGAGCTCGTCCAGCAGCCACAGCCCGATGGTGCGCTCACCGGCGCAGCGGGACATCACCAGCGGGTCGGTGTAGAACCCGACCTGCATGGGGTTGGCGCGGCCGATCACCCGAAGGATGAAGCGGCGGCCCTGCTCGGTGCGCAGCAGCCACTGGAGGTCCGCCGCCTGCTCGTCGCGCTCGCGCTGGAGCTCGGCCTCGCGCTGGTCGACCTGCGGCTGGTCGGCGGCGTTGAACGGCTCGCCGACGTTGCCGATGAGCGGGCCGTCTTCACCCGGCATGGGGGATCTGCTTCATGGCTTCCATGCAGCCGGCGCACGTCCAGGCCATGCCGTCCTGCTCATCGCCCGGGTGCACGGTCTTGCCCTCGGGATCCGGCATGTCCTTGCCGGACTTGCCGCACATGACGCACTCCTTGTCCTTGGGGGCAGGCTTCTCATTCATGGCTCAGTCTCCGGCTGATATCGGTGAGGATCATGGCCTTGCGGTGCTTCTCGCCCTTGCGCCACGCGCGCAGTGCCTGGGCCTGGTCGAGCTTGGTGCGGACGCGCCGCTTGCGGGTGTTCTTCATGCTGGCGCCTGTCCCTGCTGGGCCTGCAGGATGTTCTGGAGCGCGCTGGGCGTGCGCACATCGGTATTGCTGAGGGTCTGCGCCGCGCCGGCGAGATCCTTGGCCTGCGCTGCCGCCTGCTGCTGCTGCGCCGCCTTGGCGCGCTGGGCGCGGATCGCCGCCACGTCCTTCTCGCTGTTCTGGAACTGCGGATCGGTGCCCAGGTCATCGGCATAGGTGCGGTTTATCTTGTCGATGTTGAACACGTCGAGCACCGCAGGATTCGTCGCGACCTGGCCGCCAACGAAGGCCACCAGCTTGTCGATCGCCGCGACCTTGAGCGCGCGCTGCGCCGCCGACAGGATGGACGAGAAGACGATGCGCGTGTCGTGCTTCTGGAGCGCTGCTGGGCGCGGCGGCAGCTTGTGCCGGCGCTCCAGGATGTTCAGCCCACGGAATATCCAGGGCTTGAAGAACTCGTCACTCAGGCGCTCCAGCACCGGGCCGAGCACCAGCATCTTCTCCTGCTGCTTCGCCCTGATCTCCTCGGCGGTGATCTGCCGGCGGTCGCTCTCCGAGATCATCAGGAACAGATCCTCGTGGAGCGCGCGCTGGATGCGCTTCTTGTGCTCCTCGGCCTCCTGCAGGGCGCCGGTGGTGTCCCAATTGACCTGGTATGCCGGCTTGAACCCGGCGCGACCGTTGGTGGTGTCGGCGTAGGTGACGTGCCCCGGCAGGATGCTGGTCTTCTGGTTGAGCATCATCGGGTCGGCGACCATCGGCGGATTCACGCGCTTGTCGTTCGCCTCGCTGATGCGCTTGCGCAGCAGCTGGAGCCCCATCTGGTCGCCGAGCGCCACCATGCACGGCGACTTGCCGTAGAAATCCTCCCCGGTCACATCCCAACGCGACGCGATGCACGGGCTCTCGTAGTAGCCACCGCGCTTGAGCAGCGAGCGCTTCTCCTTCGGCCCATGGTCGTTGCGCGCCTGCAACTCGTAGTGGATGGACATGATGGGGAACGGATCGCCCTGCGTGCCGAAGTAGCTGCTCGGCATGAGTGCCTGCACCACCTGCCACCACTGCTCCTTCATGCCGCCGGCGTTGCTGGTGTAATACGCCTGCACCGCACTGCTGCAGTTCTTGAACCCGTATTGGTCCACGATCTGCCGCGCGGTCATGCTCACCACGCGCATCACGATGTCGATGCGCTGCGTATGGTTGCCGCTCAGGAAATAGCTGCCCAACGGGAAGGCGTAGGCCCGCATGTCGTCCTGCTCATCCTCCAGGAGCTGCCAGCAGCTGGTCCCGTAGGTGGCGAGGTTCGCGATCTCGCCGTGCACCACCTGGTAACAGTTGCTGCGCAGGAAGGCCGAGCGCAGGATATCGGCGACCTCGGCATGGTAGTCGCGCACCTCGCTGAGCTTGTTGGCCTTCTCGTCGGTCGACTCCAGCATGAACCAGGTGCTGCTCGGGCTGCAGGTTCCCGAGAATAGCCCGGCGGTCAGCGTCGATAGCGCAAGCGTCCCGGTGTTGTCCACCAGCATGCCATCGCGACGCCAGCCGGTGTCGCGGTCGTCGGGCGTGAAGCGCGGGCTGCGCGGCAGGAAGTAGCGCGCGAGCTGCCGCCAGTGTGGGAGCCAGGTGCTCTGCTCATCCTGGAACCAGGCGCGCAGGCTCTCGAGGTAGACCCACATGGCCTCCCCGTCCTTGAGATCCAATCCCTGGCGGTTCGGGATGAACATCGCTCAGCTCCCCAACAGGGACTTGCGCGGGGCATTCGGCGCGGTGTCGATGTTGCGGCTCTGCGGGTTGCTCAGGCTGCCGGCCGCCATCTGCTGCTGCTGGGCCTGGGCGTTGAGCTCGGTCTGCGTGTTCGCGGCGTTCACCTGCGGCACGCTCGGCGCCGGCAGCGTCGGGAGCTGCGGCACGTCCTTCTTGGCTTGCTGAGCCTCGTAGACGCCGACACCCGCTGCCGCGATGGTGGCGCCGACCGCCAGATACGTGCCGACTCCGACGGCAGCCATGGTCAGCCTGCCTTGACCGTGCGGAAGCAGCCATCGACCACCACTGCTGTGGTTCCATCGCCCCCGGTGGCGTTCGGACGAACCCACAGCCATGGACCGGTGAGCCGAGCGATGGGTGCCGCTGCGGTCAGGGCGATGGCCGTGCCATTGGGATCCTTCGCCACGAAGAAGTTGGTCCCGTCGTTGCTCACCTCGATCGCCACGCTGCCGCCGGCGCCGAAGGTGCCGGTTGCCTGGAAGCTCATGTCGGACTTCTGCGGCAGCGAGATCGGCGTGCCGGTATCGCTGTGGGCGAGTGGCGTGGATCCGGCACCAGTGGCAGCTCCACCCCATGTGACCACACCGACACCAAGCGAGTCGGTGACCTGTGGCAGCGGGACAGCGGCGTAGGTTTGAACGGCCATGGGTTATTCCTTGGGCTTCGCTGCTGCTGGCTTCTGCGCGGCCTGATGCTCAGCCTGTTGACGCAGCTGAATGATCATGGCCTCGACGCGCTTGAGTGATCCGATCACCGCTTCTGCCTCGGCCGTGGTAAGACCTGGCAACGCACGGTGAGCAGCAACCGTGACGTTCTGGAGATCGCCCGGGTCGACGTTGATTGGTGGAAGCGGCTTTGCCAGCAGCTCGTCCATGGTCGGTGGTGCAGCCTCCTTTGCGGGATCGGCTTCCGATGCCCACAGGAGGAAGGGGAGCAGCAGGGCGATGGTCCTGATCATGGTATCTCACCAGGCGGGGAAGTAACGGGTGGTCCCGTTGTCGTTGATCGGCACCCACTTCGTGGGATTGCCAGAGGCGGGAGCATTGGTCAGCGTGCCAGCACCAGCGCCAGCACCGGAGGTGATCGCCGATGAGGTGGTCAGCACCGGGTTGGCCGTGCCGGGCACCGTCACCGTGCCAGCGAAGATGCTTGCCTTCGCCACGTACATGCCGCCCGCGAGGGTAACCGACCCCGTGGTCCCCGATGCGGCCAGGGTGCCGCCGAAGTGGAAGACGCTGGCGCTTGCTGCGCCTAGGGTGTAACTGGCAGCCGCATAGGAGTTGCTGTTGTCGTAGAGCGTCCAGACGGTGGAACTCTGCGTCATGTAGGTGATCTGCGTGCCGTTGATCTCGTAGTAATAGGTCGCCGAGCTGCCGGTCGCTGCGTTCAGGAAGCAGTTGGCGGCGGCGAATCCATTGACGATGAGGTTGCAATTTCCGCTGGTGGTGTTGAACGTCGGATTTCCATTGGTGGTCGTTAGGCTGGTGCCCACCGTGAGCGAGGTGCCGACATTGACCGTGCCACCGAGGTAGCAGTTGCCGCCGGCGCCGATGCCGCCGGCCACAACGAAGGCTCCAGTTGAGTTGCTTGATGCCGCCAGCGTTCCCACGACGTTGAGGTGGTTGGCGGCGCTGGCACCAGCGGTGTAGAGCAGGACGTTGACCGAGTTCACCGGATCGTAGAGCGCAAAGGCATTGGCGGCGCTGGCCGTCGTCTCGGACACCACCGTGCCATTGATGAAGAACTGGATGCCGGGCTGCGATCCGGTGGGCGCCTCGACGTTCAACAGGCAGTTACCCGAGGTGGTGATGAAGGTTCCCCCACCGTTCACCGTGGCGAAGGTCGTCCCGCAGGAGATCGACCCCGTGGTGGTGAGCGTAGCGCTGAACGTCTTGGCGCCCCCGATGGTCTGCGCGAGGCTGGTGGTTACAATCGTGTCAGCGCCGGTGATGTTTGGTACGCTCAGCGTCTGCGCGGTGGACTGCGTGCTCGCCAAAGTCAGGGCGACACCGGTGGTCATGCCGCCGAGCGACCACTTGAATTGCTTGGTCTGGTCGGCGGTGTTGTTGATGGCAAAGGTGCCGTCCAAGCCATCGGTGGCATTGACCACTGGGGCAGCCACTAGGCCGAGGTTGGTCAGCGCGGCGATGATATCGCCGGTCGGCTGGACGATCGGCGTGGAATTGTAGAATCCCAGCTTTTGCGTGGTGGCCGTGCCGATCTTGGTGCCGGTCGTGGCGCTGAGCGCAACGTTCTGGTCGGTGATCGTCAGCCCTGCGGTCGTGATTGTCAGCCCGCCAGTGAAGGTGTTGGCTACCCCCAGCGTCGCAATGGTGTCGGCACCAGCGAGCACCGGAACGCTCAGCGTGCGGTTGACGGTCTGCGCTCCGCTATTCAGCGTGAGGATGGTGGCGGTCGTCTGGTTGGCCGGGTTGAATCGGATTTGCTTGGTCGGATCGGTGACATCGTTCACGCTAACGCCGTTGGCGTAGTCCACATTGAGCACGGCGGTCGGCGTGGCGCCCACGTCGATGTTGACCGTGCCGGTCGCACCCACCGCGCCGAGATCCAGCAGGTTGTCGCTGGAATAGACGTAGGCGCCGTGCGCCGTGGTGAACGGCGCCGTGCCCCCGGTCGATCCATTGATGCCGAGATCCACGTAGTGCGTGGTCGCGGTTCCGTCATTCGCCTGGGCCACGAAGTCGGAGCTTGCCGAGCTGCCCGCATTGGTGTTGGTGACCAGTAGCTGGAAATAGTTGTTGACGTTCCCGGTCAGCGTCTGCCCGGTGGTGCCACCGCTCGGGGTGACGATGGTTGGCGCGGTCACGCCAGAATCGTCGATCTGGAACAGCGTGGTGCCGCCATGGCTGATCACCTGCTGGTAGATGTAGGGCTGCACCACCGTGGTCCCGGTGGCCGTGCCGCTGGTGTAGAGCGTGCAGTTCCAGCGGTAGAATCCGGGGTTCGCGAAATTTATGGCGGTCTGCGTGGTGGTGTAGGTCGCCAGCGTGGTCCAGTTGCCCTGGTCCGGGCTGTACTGCCAGGCGAGCGTCGCCACGAAGGTGCCGGTGATGCTATAGGCGCCGACCTGCGGCGCGGCGCCACCGCTGAGGATCTGCACCACCGGCCCGACGGCGACGCCGGTGAACGCGGTGCTGGTGGTGGTCGCGCCCCAGGCCGGGGCGAGCATGGCGAGCAGGAGGAGGAGGAATCGGCGCATGGTCAGGCTCCGGCAGGGGCGGTGGTGGTGCAGGCGTCGGCCGGGGCGGCTGCCGGCGCCAGGCGGCGGTGGTGCGTGACTTCCACGGCGTCGTAGCCGCAGCGCTTGAGCAGCGCACCGAAGTCGTGTGCGGTCTTGACCTTGCGGCTGATGTACGTGCAGCCCAGCGCCGCGAGCTGCGAGTCCACCCACAGGATGAACTTGCGGCCGAGACCCAGCGCGCGGCGGCTCGGATCGAGGTACAGCACGTCCTCGGAGGCGGCCAGCGCGTCGAGGTAGTGCGCATTGGGCGCCACGATGAAGGCGTTGTAGGCGATCAGCCGGCCGTCCTCGCGCATGGTGTAGAACTTGAGCGCGCCATTCGCCTGCGCGGCGTCGTAGCCGGCGCGATTCACACGCAGCGGGATGTCCTTGTAGACCGCGATTTCCTGCCGGTGGCGCTCTAGGATGGGCATGATCTCGTCCCACAGCGCGGTGATGCTCTCCAGGCCCAGGACGAGGTCGCTCATTCTTTGAGCATGCCTGCTCAATTTTTGAGCGCAAGGGCATTGCAACCTCAAACGCACGCGCCATCATGCCGCCAGGAGCACACCATGGCGCAGCCACTCACCGCACTACCGATTGGCCTGCTGGATGGGGTCAATACCGGCATATCGGTCGCCGCCGGCGACCGCGTCCTGCTCCAGGGCCAGATCCTCTCCGGGGTGGTGGCGGGGCTCTACGAGGTTCCCATCCACGTCTACGCGCAGCTGATCGACACCGCGACTGGCGCCACGGCCACCATCGTGTTCGAAACCTCGAGCAACGGCAGCTCCTGGACGACCTGGTGGAGCTACGCCTGGTCGGCGCTCGCTGGGCTCACCGGCGCCACGCAGAAGCTCGGTGCGCTCAAGGTGCCCTACTTCCGCGCCCGGCTCTCGGCTCTCGCCGGCACCGCGCCGGTGGTCAAGGCGTACGTGGTGCGCGGCGGCGGCTAA